GTACGGCGCATTGGAACACCTCGGATACCAGCCCAGTGCGGAGGAACGCGAGGCACTCAAGGGCGCGATGGTCGAAAAGGAGCAGGAATCATGAGTATGAAGGCATTGGAGTGGGCCATGTACGACGTGCCCGCCGAAATGGCCAAAGGGTCGCTTCTCCGCATCCTCCTCGCGCTCGCCGACCACGCCGACACCGAAGGCCGTGGCGCGTTCCCATCCCAGAAGCGCCTGTGCGCTCTCACCGGGTACAGTCGCCGCACCATCCAGCATGGATTGCACGACCTGGAGGCATCCGGATTGATCGTCAAGGGCGACCAGAGGCTCACCGAACACTACGGACGCCACCGCCCGATCGTATGGAACCTCAGCATGGAGGATTTTAGAGGCGCAAAAACTGCGCCCCTAAAAAAGAACGAATCCGAGGCGCAGCATACTACGCCCCAAAACAGCCAAGAGGCGCAATTAGGGGCGCAAAAAACAGCCGTTAGAGGCGCAATTAGGGGCGCAGTATCACTACGCCCAAACCTATATAAGGAAGAAAGTTATATAGAACCTAGAGAGAGTAACGCGCGCGCGAGAAAACCAATCCCAATACCAGCCGACTGGAAACCCTCTGAGGAACACAGGGCGCTCGCCGACAGGCTCGGCATCGACTGCGACATCGAAGCCGGGAAATTCCGCGACCGGGCCCTCGACTCGGCAGCCCGCTCGGCCGACTGGAACGCGAAATTCCGCAACTGGCTCGTCAAAGGCAAGGAACGCGGATTCGCCACACCAAAAGATTCCAACGCTCGCCGACGGTTCACGTGGGGTAGTGAAGAGGTCAAACGCGTACTCGGCCCGATAGCCTGCGAGGGCACGGACACGTACATGGAGCTCGCGTGCAAGGTCGCGGACCTGCTCAACCAGGGCGTGGATCCGGAGATGTTGCGCCGTCAGCTCGAGGACGTGCCCGGCGACGTATTGGCCGAACAATTGTTCGAACAGGAGGCGGCGGCATGAACGCCATGACCATCGCACACATGGCCGGCATCCTCACCTCGGCCATCCAAGCCGCGGACCGATTGGAACTCGACGCGCTCAAAGGTCCGGCGCTCGCCGATATGGACCTTGACCTCGTCCGCGATATCAAACGCGACTGCTCGACCTGCATCAACCTGCTCGACCAGTTCGGAAGGGAGCGACGATGAGCGACCGGCAATTCCAGGAATCGAAACGCATCGCCTTGCAACGTCAGGGCTGGCATTGCATGCGTTGCGGACGCAACCTGCACGACCCGACCGTCTGGCCGGGCAGGAGCGGCCACCACCGGCAGTTGCGCCGTCGGGCCGACCCGACCATGCGTGACCTGCCGTGCAACATCGTCGAACTGTGCGGGTCCGGCACGACCGGCTGTCATGGTTGGGCGCACGCGCATCCGGCCGAGGCGGAACGGTTCGGCTACATCATCCCGAGCTGGCGTGATCCGCTCAGCGTGCCGATACGCGACTGGAACGGCGACTGGTGGTGGCTGCTGGATGACGGCACGGCGCAACGGCTCACGCAAATCGAAATCATCGAATGGCAAAGCGATTGGAAGGAAGAATCATGAGGAAACAGGACAAAGACCGGAATGGGAAGCCGGAGGCGCTGCTCTGGCTTGATTTCGAAACGACCGGCACGGACAGGAATGACAGTCTGCCGTTGGAGGTCGGCATGGAATGCACCGACGTGCTGGGCGAACATTCGTTCGGATCCCTGCACCGCATCATCAGACCGGACTATCTCGACCTGTTGGACATGAGCCCGATAGCATTCTCCATGCACACGGACAACGGCCTCCTGTTCGAACTGCTGAACGGCTCCGACAGGAACGACTGCGTGGAAGCGGTCGCGAACGCCGTGGAGGAGTATCTCGAATCCCTGTCGCAACGCTTCACGCTGGTTCCGGCCGGAACGAACGTGGACTTCGACATCGACTTCCTGAAACGTCTCGACCTTGCCCCGGACAGGTGGCTGTCCTACCGCAAGTTCGATCTGACCACGCTCCGCCGGTATTTGAGGTTCATCGACTGTCCCGAGGATCCGTACGAGGGACATCGTGGCACGCACAGGGTGCGCGACTGCATCCGACGCGACATCAACGACTACATCCGATACCGCACACTCCTGAAAAAGACATGGTGACAACAAGGAAGGAAACACTCGAAATGAGAAAACGCAAACCATTCACACTCGCCGGCATCGGCGTGCCCGCCATCACCCTGTTCCTGCTCACTCCGGTATTCCTCCTCGCGCTCGCCGGATGCGGGAGCGCGTCGGAGCCTTCCACGACCGCGCATGCGGTCAGGTCCATCGAATCGCAGTGCTCCGACATGGACGACGACTTCAGCGAATGCGTCATCACCCTGACCGACACGAGGCAAGTGGACTGCGTTGTCTACTCGGACTACAAGCAGGGCGGCCTGTCCTGCGACTGGGACCATGTGAGCGGCGCGGACAAGGAGCCGGCAAGATGAGCTACAACGTCGTCACCCAGGAAGGCGTCAGAACGTTCGAGAACATCGACGATGCTGGCGACTACGCGCAGGCCGTGTCCTTGAGGACTGGCGAGCCGGCCAAGGTGTTCCATGCCGAGACCGGGCTGGTCGCATTCACCGTCCGCCCAACCACGAAGGACACGAAATGAGAATCAATTTCAACAGTAAGGATGGCGTTTTCGACATCAAAGCCGAAAACGAAGAGGAAAAAGCCCAGCTCAAAACGTCGGCGGTCGCCATCTGCAATCTCATCATCGATTTTTTCGACGCCGATATTAACGAGGCGAAGGTGGAGAGGGAATGAAACGCATCCCACTCAAGGACACAAAATGAGCAATCGAAGTTATTTGGTGCCAAGGCCGCCAGCGTTCGACCATGAGCATCCCAGACCGAAGGAGGAAGGCGAGGTGCTGTACTGCGGAAATTGCCAAAAATGGTACGTATCATGGTTTCCCCTCACCGAAGTCAAAACCATATGGGGCCGCCGCCCCGAATGGTGGATACGCATCTTCCACCGCAAACCATACGAGACGATTATCCAGCAAATACGAAGGGAAACGAAATGAAAGTCAAGAAAACCCTCATGGACATGATCGTCAAATGGCATCAGGCCGGATACAGCCTCGATGAGATCTCGCCACTGGTTCCTCAAATCCCCAAAGAGGAAATCAAAGCGATCATCCAACAACACCACGAATAACAAGAAACCCGACCTTCCGGCCGGGCTCCTGACACCACCAGAAGACTACCACGCCGGAGGGAATCGAACAAATGAACGAACAAAACAACGAATCCCAACCAACACCAAACCAGACACAACCAGCACAAACCAAACAAAACAAGCCAGCGCTCGCCGACATGTGCCGAGTGTGCGGCGGTGAGTGCAATCTGCGCAATACGCTGTGTGACAAGTGCGATGCCGTAATGAGAGGATGGCTCCGCGACTATCCGTCATGGATCCAAGCCCTGAGCGAGTTTCTGGACAGCACCGCACATTACGGTGGCCATCAGCCCGGCCGGACCAATTTGGCTTCGGCTCCGACGCCGGTCAGGTTGTCTGTGATTGACCATCTGCAGGAGATCGATGATCTGGCTGTCGCTCTTTGGCGGCGGTTGTATGCTCCGCCGGCCATGCCGTGGGCCGATAGCAGGATTCATCCGTCTGTGTTGAAATGCCTGAGTATCTGCGCGGATTGCAATCGTCTTTCACGATTGCCGGACATTGGTCTGATTTGGCGTGACTGGGAGCGGGTGGTGCGCAAGACGCTGGGCATCATCGACGTGCCGCCATCCAGGCACGGCATCGGCAGGTGCCTGAATCCTCTGTGCGGCGTGGAGCTGAGTGCGGAGGTCGGCGCGGTAAGCGTTGACTGTCCGGTGTGCGGTAACGCTTATCGCGTGGTCGATGTGCGATTGGGTTTCCTGCGGGAGTGCATCGAATCGGGCAGGGCGTTCACGGCGGGGGAGTGCGCGGAGCTGCTGCGTGAATGCGGGTTCCAGTGCAATGCGAATACGATTCGCTCATGGCGTAAGCGTGGCAGGCTTCAGCCGGCCGGTGAGAACGATAAGGGACGGCCATTGTACAGGCTTTCGGACGTGCATCGGCAGGTGCTGCGGCGCGATTCGATTTGACAAAATCGAAAGTGCAACGCAGAATTGTCAGTGGATTAGAGGGTTCAAACCGAAGACATACGGTTTGAACCCTTTTCATATCCGCCTTGGATTCTCCTAACTCCTTGGGTTGCGTAACACCGTCCTGTCCGAACGGCATATCGGGCACGCTCCGCCCACTCTCGTCAGAGTGGGCATACACCAACAGCGGCAGGCAAGCCAATCCCGCGCTTACGTGATGCGGTGATGCTCAAACCGCCTGTCCATGCCTTCGTCAGTGGTAGATCGTACCGGCCGCGAGTCTTTATTGGATTCTCTTCCTTGCGACTGCGGGGACGCGGGTTCGAATCCCGCCGAAGGCACCCATGAAACAAAGGAAGCCCGGAATCGTTTTCCGGGCTTCCGGCTTATTCGTGCTCCTTGTGTTTGCGTGGTCTGCCGCCGCCGACGCCTCTGCCGGGACGTCGCGCGTTCCACCGGTCGATGGTTTCGGGGAGCCAGCCGCGTGTGCGGCCGATGCGCACGTCCGGCTCCGGCAGGTCGTAGACGGCGGCGTTCGCGACGCCGAGTCTTTCGGCGACCTGTTTGACGCCGAGGTATTCAGTCGTCATCGTCGTCCCTTCTGTCCATGATGAGCGTGGCGATGCACCAGATGCCCGCCGCGAGTCCGAACAGTCCGGCTTGCCACGGTTTCCCCGTGAGGCCGAGCATGGCGGACAGCAGGCCGCATATGATTCCGCATATGGCGAATATCGTGCTTGTCTTCATGATGGGTCATGAAATAGGATGGAACCGGGGTTCCGGGCACTTGGTCTGCTCGGAACCCTTTCGTCATCTCTTATGGCGTGGTCTGCGCCGTATCGAGATGACGAGCGCCGTCAGTGCGATGATGTTGCTCACCACCGAGCTGATGGCGGTCACGATGTCCGTCCATTTCATGCTCACCTCCTTTCCTGTTGACATAAACTATTGTATCAAAAATATATAAGTTATGCAAGCGAGATAGGTATGACACGCCGAAAGGGGCAGAAATGAAAGAAGCCATCGAAGAGATCGCACACCAGCTCACTCGCATTGCCGACCAAGGAGAACAGGCGGGCATGCAAATCAGCAGGGCGGACGCCTTGGAAGCCTGGGGCCTGCGGATCTACGAGGAAGACTTCCTCAATGCCTTGACCCGACTCGGAATCGAAGTCACAGACTGATGCCGACAAGACCACAAGCACGATGCACCTTCACAGGCTGCACCCGCAAAGCCACACATCAAGGACGCTGCGACCAACACCAGCGCAAACCATGGCAGAATCCATCGGCGCACACGAGAGCCTTGAGGCAACACCACACCGAATGGATGCATGTCAGAGCCTCACGCCTGAAGCTCGAACCCAATTGCAGGCGATGCAACCGCAAAGGAACCAACGTCGACCACATCATCCCAGTCGGCGCAGGCGGAGCATTCCTCGACATCAACAACACACAAACACTCTGCGATCAATGCAAAACCCTTAAAGACCAGGAAGACCGAAGGAACTACCCCCGGATATTCCACTGATGGGAGTGGCGTTCCAAAAGTCGAACAAAGGTTCGACTTGGGGCGCCGCCGAAACTCTTTTTCGCGCGTCTCAGGTTTTAGGGGTCAAACCACCATGTGAAGGAGGCTGTCATGGGTGCTCGTGGACCGCAGCGGCAGCCTCTCCAGTTGAGGGTCATCAATGGTCGCGGTCCTGATCGTGATGCAGGCGGCAGGAAGATTTCGGAGGACGATGCAGGTTTCGAACATAAGGCTCCGTCGGTGCCGGCGTGGCTGTGCGGCGAGGCGTTGAACACTTGGCGGCGAATCGTTCCGAAGCTCGCGCGGTTGAAGCTCATCAAGCCGGAGGATCGGGATGCGCTCGTGGCGTATTGCACTGCTGTGGCTTCGATGAGGGCCGCGCAGGAGTGCATCAACGAGGAGGGCGTGCTCATCGAGACGGAGCGTGGTGCTCGCAAGCTCAATCCCGCTTTTACCGTGCTGACCCAATCGCAGAATACGATTCGTGCTTTCGCGCATGAGTTCGGCCTGACTCCGGCGAGCGAATCGAATGTCGCTGGAAAGGCCGAGGAAGATGAAGAATTCAACCCGTTCGCCTGAACTGCCGGACGCTGAGACTCTGGAACGTCTGAAGATCAGTCCCGAGGTCGCTTGGTATTGCCTGGAGCGTGGCATGGACCTGCCGAAGGAATGGCAGGTGCCGAAGATCAAGACACCGGAGCCAAGGAACGTCGATGGCGCAGTGTTCGACCCCGCTCGCGTCGACAAGGTGCTATTGAGCTTCCACACACTCCGTCACACGCAGGGCAAGTGGGCTGGCAAGCCGCTTGACCCTGACCCGTGGCAGCTGGTGTGGATCCTCGCCCCAGTGTTCGGATGGGTGAAGAAGAACGCCGACGGACAGTGGGTGCGCATCATCCGCGATTTGTATGTCGATGTGCCGCGTAAGAACGGAAAGTCGACGCTGTCTGGTGGCATCGCGGTCTATATGCTTGGTGCCGATGGTGAGCCGGGGGCGCAGGTCGTGTGCGCCGCGTCTACCGAACATCAGGCTGGCTTCGTCTTCCAACCGATCAAACAGCTTGTGGAGAAGACGCCGGCTTTGAAGGGTGTGATGACGGCGCATCAGAAGCGTATCGTCCACAATCGCTCCGGCAGTTACATGGAAGTGATTTCCAGTGCCGCCGATGCGGCGCATGGCATGAATCTTCACTGCTTCATCGTCGATGAGCTTCATGTGCATAAGACGCCGGATCTGGTGCGAACATTGGAGACGGGTCGTGGCTCGCGTACCCAGCCTTTGGGTGTGCGCATCACCACGCCTGATGATGGCAAATCGAACACGATTTACGATCAGACGCGCAAATACGTGGAGCAGCTCGCTGCCGGCACTATCAAGGATGACACGTATTACGGCGTGGTCTGGGGTGCCGACGAGACCGATGATCCATTCGCTGTCGAAACGCAGATGAAGGCGAACCCCGGCTACGGCAAGAGCCCGAGCGCCGAATACTTGGCGGCTCAGGCCAATCAGGCGCGGAATTCGCCGGCGCAGCTCGCCAGCTACCTCCGATTGCATCTCGGCATCCGCACGAAGCAGTCAGAACGCTTCATCACATTGGACTCGTGGGACCGCAATGCCGGTGCCGTCTACGCTTCGCCCGACCAGATGGCCGAGGCGTGCAAAGGCCGCGTCTGCTATGGCGGCTGGGATCTTGGCGCGGTGTCCGATCTGACGGCTTGGTCGCTGCTCTTCCCGGACGATTGCGGCGGATATGACGTGCTTCTGCGATTCTGGGCGCCCGAGTCCGATTTGCCGGCATTGGACAAGCGCACGGCGGGCATGGCATCCGTGTGGGTGCGTGACGGCTGGCTGACCCTGACGCCCGGCGACGTGACCGATTACGCCTTCGTGGAGAAGCGCATCCTGCATGACCTTGACTTTTTTGATGTGCAGACCATCGGCTACGACCCGTGGAACGCAACGCAGGTCGCCAATGACCTGCAGGAGGCCGGGTTGGACGTGGATCGTCTGACCATCGTCCGGCAGGGCACGAAGACCTTGAGCCCGGTGCTCAAGGAGATGCAGCGATTGCTGCTCACCGGCACGAAGGACGCTCCGCTCTTCCGACACCACGGCAACCCCGTATTGCGGTGGAATGTGGACAATCTCGCAGTTAAGACCGACACGAATGGGAACGTCCAGCCGGACAAGCAGAACTCCGGCGACAAGATCGACGGCGTGGCCGCGACCCTGAACGCATTGAGCGAGGCATTGACCCGCCCCGCGCCGGAAAGGAGCATTTATGAGACGGAAAGCCTTTTTGCTTGACCTCCTGCAGTTGATTCTGGAGATTCTCGGACTCGCCTTCATCATCACCGGCTGTTTTCTTTTCTGGATTCCTCTTGGCTGGATTGTTTCCGGTTTTGTGATTCTGAGACTTGCTAAGGCGGTGAGCGAATGAGTCTCCTCTTCAAAGGCTCCGGCAGTGTAATCGACTTCGCCGGCAGGAATGGTGCCACGGTGACCGGCCCATGGCCGGTGGTCGACCCCGGAATGCCGTTGTCGAGCGGCCCTCGCGCCTTCGAGATCTATTCGACGCAGCCGAGCGTTCGCAAGGTCGTGGAATTCGTCGCGCGAAACGTAGCCCGCGTCCACATCCAGGCATTCGAGGGCGAGCCATACGGTCGACGCAAAATGCTCACCGACGGGCCATTGCATCAGCTGGTCAATCATCCGAATCCGGCGGCTGGCACGAGCACCTACCGTCTGATTCACGACATCGTGGCCGATCTGATGCTTTTCGACCGATTCCTGGTGGTCTACTCCGATGCAGACGGGACGCTCGAAAGGCTCCCGACCTCACAATGGCGGTTCCACAGGCGTCCGGGCATTATCGATGAGGCCGACGGCTTCACCACCACCGACCCGGCATCCAATCCTGACGGGTACATCCGCTTCGACGATCCGGACACCACGCTCGGATACTTCCGCGACAAGGGTTACGGCAGCTTCGATGGCATCAGTCCGATGCTCACACTGCAGCAGACTTTGGATGAGCACACCGAGGCCGTTAAGTGGCGTCGGCAATTGTGGAAGCATGGCCTGCGCATGCCCGGCTACTGGTCGCAGGATCTGAATGAGAAGGCTTTGTCCTCCGATGCGCGACGCAGACTGCAGACCGAGCTGGCGAATTGGATGGATGGCGGCGGCAAGGAGGGCGAGAGCCCTATCCTGCGCGGCATCGAATATCAGAAGGTCGGCACGGAATTCACTCCGAAGGACGCGCAGGAGGTCGAGGGTCGCACCTTGAGCGACATCGAGGTGGCGTCCGCCTATCAGGTGCCGCCGGAGATGGTCGGCGCAAGAGAAGGCAAATACGCTTCGCAGCAGGCCTTCCGCGACGCGCTTTACCGCGAGACATTGGGCCCACTGTTTGAGCAATTGCAGGGTGCTTTCAACGAGCAGATCTGCAGTCGATTCTTCCCGGGCCAGTTCATCGAATTCAATATCGAATCCGCTTTGCGCGGCAGCTTCATCGACGATGCGCAGGTCACGTCATCCGCCGTCGGTGGTCCGTGGATGAGCGTCAACGAGGCGAGAGCGGATCATGGTCTCGAGCCGAAGGGCGAGGAATACGACGAGATTTTGACTCAATTGAACACCGTCCGTGGCGGCGGCACTCAGGCGAGCCCTCATGACAGCGGCTCGCAGAATCTTGGAGGTGCAAATGCACAGGAATGACATGTGTCCTCTCTCCGAGAGCCGGAGGAAGACGCTTCTCGCCAAGTCCGAGCCAATGGGCGTGGGCAACGGCCAGTCTTTGGGCGAAGGCAAATTCACCGCGGTCGTATCGACCTTCAACGTGGTCGATTCGCAGGGTGACATGATGCTGCCGCACGCCTTCGATGATTCGATCGCGAATTTCCGCGCCGGCAAGACCATCCCGATCCTCTTCAGCCATAATTGGACGGATCCGAACGCGAACGTCGGCGTCATCACCGACATGCGGCAGACCGATACGTGCCTTGAGATTGACGGCCAGCTTGATTTGAGCAGTCCAAACGGCCTGCAGTGCTTCAAGCTTTTGAAGGACGGCCGCGTGCACGAGTTCAGCGTCGGCGGTGAGGCATGGTATGACGACGTGCAAACCGCGCCGGATGGCGATCTCGTCTGGCCCATCACGAAATTCGACCTTTTCGAGGTCAGTCTCTGTCTCAAGGGCGCGAACCCGGAAACGCGACTGGTCAGCACGAAAAGCGAGGACCCGCCGGCCGACACAGTCCAGCAGGACACTGATTCAAACGAAGGCTCCGAACCGAATGGTCCGGGGCCTTTTTCAATGCAGCAATTCGACCGCGACGAGCTCCGAAACATGATCCGCGAGGTCATGAACGAGGAACGGTCGCAGGACACCACCGACGAAGAAGCCGACGAACCAGAGCCAAGCGAAGGCGAACCGGCCGACGTTGAGAACTTGCCCGATTTGACCGCGTGGGCGGCGGAAATGGAAACACAGCTCATCACCGAAGGAGATTCCAACATGAGCATGAAGCAGGAACTGCAGGACACCATCGCCCGCGTGAAGGCGATCGCTAACAAGGCGCAGGGCGAAGGCCGCGAATTCACCGCGGACGAGAACGAGGAGATCATCTCCCTGCGCAAGAAGGCCGATGATCTGAAGGCGAGGATCGACAAGGAGCATGAGGCTTCCGAAGCCTTGAAGAGCATGCTTGCCGCGTCCGAACCGTCCGACGACGTGTCCGGCAAGCCGGTCGTGGCGAAGTCCATCGGCGAGGCATTCATCCACACCGACGCCTACAAGGCCTTCAAGAACGCCACCACCCCGGATCGCACGCCGGTGCGCATCGCCAAGAGCCTAATCCGCGTCAAGCAGGATCCGAATCCGCTGTCCACCGCGCTGCCGGGCGCCGTGAACCCGACCGTGCTGCCGGGCTACACGGATGTCACCTATCCGCAGCCGAACGTCTTCCTTGACCTCATCACCCGCGGCTCCACCGATTCGCCGTACATCAAGTACCGTCAGCTCATCTCCGTGACCAGTGCCGCCGCATCCGTCAATGAGAACGCCGAGAAGCCGCTATCCCAGCTCGGCACGCAGATGGCCGAGGCGAAGGAATGGACCTGCGCCGACGGCTTCAAGGTCACCAACCAGGAACTGCACGATGACGGCATCATCAGCACGCTCATCAACCAGACGCTTATGCGCAACCTGAACGCCTATCTTGAGAAGACCATCCTCAACGGCGATTCTTCGACCGATGTGGCGCAGAAGGGCATCCTGAACACGACCGGCACCCAGCAGGTCGCCTTCGACACGGACATCTTCACCACCGCGCGCCATGCGAAGCGCGTCCTGTCCGCCATCGGCACCAACATCCAGGCCATCGTCCTGAACCCGGAGGACAACGAGACAATCGACCTCACGAAGGACAAGCAGGATCGCTTCTACGGTCAGGGGCCCTTCGCGATGGGTCCGAGCACCCTGTGGGGCATTCCGCGCATCGAATCGCAGGCACTGCCGAAGGGCACCGCCGTCATGGGAGACTTCTCCACCGTCCAGCTGCTCAATTACGTGCCGCTGACCATCGAAGCGTTCAACCAGAACGAGGATGACGCCCGCCACAACCTGACCTACGTGCGCGCGGAGGAACGCAACATGCTCTTCATCCGCGAACCGAAGCGTCTCGCCGTGGTCAAGCTCGCCGCCGATTCCACTTCCAGCCAGGACCACAAGTGACCGGGAGGTGACCGATGGCGGAGTCGACGCTTGATCCGCTGGCCTCCATCTATGATCTCGCCTTGAAGACCGGAGGCAAGGCCGATGACGAGAAACTCAAACTCGCCTTGGACCTTGCCTCCGGCAGATTCCGCGAACAGGCCAACAATCCGATCAGCATGATGACAGAAACCATCATCCTCGACTCCGACGGAGGCAGGGCTCTCACACTGCCATGCCTCCCGGTGCACGAGGTGACGGAGCTGGTCATCGACGGCCGGCAGGTCACTGATTTCGAATGGTCCACGTCTGGCGCGATACGCCTCGACCGGCCGATTCCGGACAAGTGGCGGAGCGTGGAGGTCACGTACCGGCATGGCTACGACCCGGTACCGACAGGCATCCAGGATGTCGTGCTCGAACAGGCCGCGGCCATCTACCAGACGCTGCCCGGACTCGTGTCCTACACCACCGGCGCCGAACAGCGCACCTATTCGTCCGCTCTGACGGTCGGCACGACGGCCCAGTGGGCGGCGATGGTCGCACGATACAAGGTGGACTGACATGGACGGTATCCACGGACATACGCTCACCATCACGACGAAAGTCGTGGACGGCGAGCCGGACGAATTCGGCCAGCAGCAGTATGCGACGCGCAAAACCGTGCTCGAGGGATGCAACGTGCAGCCGGTCGCAGTGACCGACCTGCCGCTCTTCCAGGACGCGAACCACTTGCCGCAATTCAAGTGCTTCAGCCATTCCGGCGATCTCGTCGCGAGCCTGCTCACGGGCGATTCGCGCATCGAATGGAATGGTCGCATTTTCCAGCCCGCTTCGGCGGCATTCGACTATGTGACGCCTGACGGGATAGGCAACCACACCGAGTGGTGGATGACGGAGGTGACGTCATGAGCGGGAAATTCATGGTCGATGAGGATTGGATGCGCAAAAACGTGCTGTCCAATCCGGCTGTCACCTCAGCTTTGAACGCGAAGGCACGTCGGCTCGCTCCGGTTGTGAAGCGCATCGCCCTCAAGGAAGGTGATCGGCATTATGCGGAAAGCGTGCGCGTCGTACAGGGCAAACGTCCCGGTACGAAGTCGCCGAGCCACATCCAGAGGCCTTTCGCCCGCGTCATCGTCGGTGACGAGCAGGCCACGGAGAAGGAGTTCGGAGGCAAGCTGCCGAAGAAGGGCTTCCTGCGCCGCGCGATAGCGGAGATGGGGGACTGACTCATGCTCCTGCAAGGCCAATGGCCCCACCCGCTCCCTTTGCTGATCGCTTGGCTGAAGGACGATGTCGGCATCTCGGCGGTTTCGAAGCTGCCGGATGACATGAAAGACCATCTGCCTTGTGTGATGGTCACGCCGGCGCCCGGCGGAGGTCAGGGTGCCGACTATACGCGCACGCGAAGCGTCGACATCGACGTGTACGCGGCCGACTGGAAGTCGATGGCCGACATCACCGGACGTATCGAAGCTTCCATCTTCAGGCTCGGAGGCCGAGGCAACCGCTACGGCTACGTTGACGCCGCCCGAATCACCGAATTCTCTCAAATCGCATACGAGCGTGCCGCCGGCGTGCTTCGCTGTACCGCCACGGCATCTCTCGACATGCGCCCAAAAACCAGTCTCAAATAACGACAACGATTGGAGGAAATGATGGCTGCCATCACCGATGTGCCCAGCATTCTCAATGACAATAACGGAAACGTGCGAAAGTGGGGCACTCAGCTGCTCGCTATCGCCGACTATTCGACCGCGATGCCGGATCCTTTCTTCGACACCGCAACCAACAAACCGAATCAGCTGCCCGAGGGTTTCAAGGTGATGGGCTACATCAGCACTGATGGCGCGAAGATGAGTCGCGGCATCGAATCCGCCGACACCAGTGCGGTGCAGGATCTGGAGCCGGTGCGTTCCGACATCACCGGCCGTACCCGCACCCTGCAGCTCACCTTCCTGGAAATGAACGCATGGGTCAAGGCCTTGGCCCACGGCCTGCCCGTCTCCCAGTGGCCGGAAAACAAGGATGAGGGCTTCGAATTCACCGATGAAAAAACCACGGAATTCCCGTACTACCGCCTGATCTGGATCGGTCAGGACGGTGTGGGCGATGCGGCACATTACCGCATCGAGGCCGGGTATCGCGTCAAGGTCACCAATCAGGGCGACAACACCAAGAACCGCTCCGACGCCGAGGGTGAGGACCAGACCTTCACCTTCTTCCAGGATCCGAAGACCGGCAAGGTGTTCTACGAGGGCGAGAAGATCGCCAAGGCCGGTGCCGCGCCTCATGCTGATGTCTCCCAGTCGCAGCCGGTGTCCGATCAGGCAGCGTCCTCCGAGTCACAGCCGGTCGCCGACTGACATTGATTCTTCCCGCACCGGGCTTTTGATTCCTTTCACCGGTGCGGGATTTTCCCTTCTTCTCTCACCGAAAGGAACACTGATTTTTTTGAAAGGATTGAAAAATGACCGACAACAAGAAGCGTAAGGTCCGCAGCCTCAAGGCCGTGAAGGCGAAGTATCTTGAATCCCACCCGAAGATTCGGGAGTGGATCGAGTTCACCATCGACGACGAGCCGGATGCGAAGGAATTCCGCATCCACGCTCCAATTTTCCAGTCGAATGAGGAGAAGAAGGCATTCGCGAAGGCGCAGGAGTCCGACGACCAGTTCGACTTGGCGAAAGCGCTGCTCGGCGCCCAGTGGGATGATTTCATCGAGGCCGGCGGACAGATCAGCCTGCTTTTCCTCCTGCTCGACGACGCGGCCGATGAAGTGCATGAGACGGACAGCGAGGGAAACCCTACAACGCTTTAGAGCTCCTTGACGGCGATGGTCACGCGGAGGAATTGGAGGCCGCGTTATGCGCGGTCTACGCGCCGCGTGACCCCATCCAAGAGTTCTGGCAACGCAAGATCAGTCTCCGCGCATTGCATGCGCTGATAATCCACATGCCGCCGGACAACGTCTTCTTTCGTGCTTTGGCTGGTGATGGCTGGAGTGAGTCGGAATGGCTGTTGCACGATTTGGGCGACATGCTCCGTGACATCCAGCTAACCATCACCCAGTGCGCTCCATTTGTGGAGCATCCCCTTGAAGAGGATGACATCAGGCCTCGCACCAAGCCTCCGGCTGTCGTGGTGGCTGAGTCCAAACGCGAACAGTCGTCTGTCGACAGCAAGGCCTTACACGCGCAGGAGCGGAGCGAGCTCATGGCGCTTGTCACGGGCGATCAATCGAAAAACTGAACAGTGAGGTGGTCTCATGGCCGGCACAGCCGCATGGATCGATGTGCTCCCGAATCTGAGTGCTTTCGGCACGAAGCTCAACAGCGGTGTGACGGCCGCGGCCACCTCCGCAGGACGGAATGCCGGCAAGAAATTCTCCGACGCCATGAATCAGGCCGCTGGCCGTGACGTGCTGTCAGAGCAGGTCAAGAGCCTGCAGCAGGCTGAGAAGAAGGCCGCGCAGGCGGTCAGCCAGTGCACGTCGCAGATCGCGAAGGCGCGCGACGAGCAGAAAAGCGCCGACCTGCGCGTACAGGCCGCCGAAGTCAAACTGCAGGAAACCATCGTCAAAAGCGGACAATCCTCCTCACAGGCCATCAACGCCCAGGCGCGACTCAACGACGCAAGGAGCAAGGCGAGGCAGAAGACCGAAGCCGTCACATCGGCTGAGGAACAACTCAAAGCCGCCAGCGAAGGCCTGAAGGAGACTCAGACGCAGCTCCACGACGCTCAGACGAATCTGAACGCGAGCACTTCCAAGCAGTCGGGATTTTTCGCGTCCGCCGCGGCATCGGCGCGCAATGCCATCAATTCCTTCCGTAGCATGCAATCAAGCGTCACCACCACTGCCGCAAGGGGAGTCGGAGATTCCGAACGCTTCTTCACCGCGTGGGGAGCCGCGAAGTTCGGAGCCATCAGCGGGTTCGCGCAGTCGGCATTCAGCAAAGTCTCAAACATCATCACCAGCAATGTGGAAGGCGCCATTAAACGCGCCGACACGATGAACAATTTCCCCAAAGTCATGAAGAATTTGGGGTACGACTCGAATGACGCTGCCGCAGCCATCAAACGCATCAGCGCCAGCATCGACGGCCTGCCGACCACCACATCGAGCATGATCGGCATGGTCCAGCAGCTTGCTCCGTTGTCCAAGAATCTGGACGAGGCCACCAGCATCGCATTGGCGTTCAACAATGCCGTCCTGGCCGGCGGCAAAGACACAGTGCTGCAGGCCAACGCCATCGAACAGTACAACCAGATGTTGAGCGCGAACAAGGTCGATGCCGCCGCATGGCGAAGTGTCGTCAATGCAATGCCTGGCCAGATGAACCAATTGGCCAAGAGCATCCTTGGCGCAAACGCGAAGCAGAACGACCTGTATGAGGCGATGAAGGGTGGCAAGGTCACCTTCGAGGACTTCAATAAGGCGCTCGTCAAGCTCAATAAGGACGGCTACGGGCCGTACGCATCATTTACGACGCAGGCAAAAGACGCCACACAGGGCATCGGCACTGCGATGGAGAACGCGAAAAACCGCGTCCAGAAGGCCATCGAGAAGATTATCGAGGCGTTCGGTGTCGACCGCATCAGCGGCGTCATTAACAGCTTTACGGCGAAATTCGGAGATGTCGGCTCGGCTGTGGCCAAGGCGGTCTCCGGATCATTGGAATTCGTCGAGACCGGCAAAGTCAACGAAAAATTGGCTGAATCTTTCCACATCGACAAGAAGTCGTATGCGGGCATCGAAGACGCTTACCAGCGGATTCGGTGGGGGTATAAAGGTCTCACCGATTTCATCAAGACCGGTGAATTCTCGTACGAGTTCAACCGTGCCTTCGAGAACGCAGACCGCCAGACACTCATCGACTTCAAAGACAGCCTCCTCGGCATCCGCGACTCCGCCAGCGAGGTGCTGAAGAACCTTCCCGGATTGGGTGAATTTTTCAACACCCCGGCGGATGGCGACAAGTCGAACTTGAACAAGGCCTTGAAAGCCGCCAATGTGGCGCTTGCTGGTCTGAAGCCACTGCTCGACCTGCTCGCATCAATCGAGAAGGCGTGGAACGGTCTGTCCGCTGACCAGCAGGGCACCATCTTCGATACGGCCATCTACCTGTGGTTAGGTAGTAAAGGATTCAAGATACTGAAGAACATCTTCGGTGTCGCCAAGGATATCGGCAAAGGCTTCGGCATCGCCGGAAAAGGCATCAAGACCGCTGGCAACGCGCTGAAATCGTTCGGCAAGTTCCTCGGCGGGCTGAAGGCTCCGAAATGGCTGTCAAAGCTTACCGTCGGCAAGGTTGGAATCGCAGCCGGTGGAACCGCAATGCTTTCAGCTGCGAAGAACGTCGAAAAAGGCACTCCTAAGTGGGCATGGAGTCAACTGAACAAAATTCCCGGTTTCAGCGAGGGCGACAAGTCATACGCCGACTACCAGAAACGGTACAAGGCCGCACAGGAAAACAACAAGTTCCTCGGAATCAAGAACTCCACATGGGAACACAACCTGAATCCGCTGAACTGGCCATCAATGGCCGTGGGTGCCGCGAAAACCGGAATGAACAAACTCGGAAGCCTTCGAAAGAAAGCCGACGAGCAGGGGTTCGCAGGTAATACCGGTTCCGCGCAAGCTTCGATGAGCTCCGGCCAACGCGATGCCGGAGTCAAGGCTTGGAACGGCATCAAAGGCGCGTTCTCCGAGGCAGGGCAGGCACAGGCCGACAATACGGCAGCGCAGGTCAAAGCCCAGCAGGACACTCTGGCCGGCATCAAGAAGGCATGGGGCGACGCCGGCGATTGGATCAACACCAATTGGTGCGACCTGATGGCCAAGATCCAATCGAAGTTCGACGGCGCGGCCCAATGGGTCGAGGACCGTTGGAACGGTGTCAAGGACTGGTTCGGGACCACAGGTCAGAAGATAGGTGACTTCTTCTCTGGCATCCCATCAGTGATCGGCGGATGGTTTGATTCCGCCGGCCAGTGGGTGCAATCCAAGTGGCAAGCCGTCGTTGATTGGCTTGGACTGACACCAACCACGGTCATTGATTTCTTCACGGAAATCCCTGATGCGGTCAGTGGTTTCTTCGGTTCCGCTGGTGATTGGATTCAGCAGAAATGGCAGGCGCTGGTCGACTGGCTGGGCCTCACTCCAACATCGATCATCGACTTCTTCACCAGTATTCCTGATGATTTCAACAATCTTTTCCAATCCGCAAAAGACAAAATCACCGGCATCTTCGGCACTGTCGGCGATTGGTTCGACCAGCATGTCAAAACTCCGATCAAGAACGTTTTGGATGCGATTGGCGATACTTTCCAGTCCACCAAGGATTGGATCAAGGAAAGCTGGGACAAGGTCAAGGATGCGGCTAAGAGCCCGGTGAAATTCATTGTCGATACCGTATACACGCACGGCATCAAGAAGGTTTGGGACAGCGTCGCCGGCGCGGTCGGCTTGAAGCTCTCCCTCCCGACGGTGAAATTCGCGAATGGCGGCACCGTCGGCGGCATCAACCCCGGTTACGCTCCCGGTGTCGATTCGATTCCGGCGATAACCTCGCCGGGCGAGGCGTGGATGGTGCCGGAATGGACTAAGGCCGTCGGCGCGGAGAACGTCTACCGCTGGAACGCTTTGGCTCGCCACCATGGCGTGCAGGCCGTCCGTGAGGATATGGGTCTTGATGGCGTCCAACGCTTCGCCAAAGGCGGCATTGCCTCCAAGATTGGCAAGGCTGCCGGCAACGCGGCGTCCGGAGCGAAGAAATTCATCGAGGATTTGTCCAAGACGGCTCAGGCCTTTGTGAAGAATCCTGTGGATTGGGTCACGTCGAAGATTCTCACCCCGGTGAAATCGCAGGTCGCGGGAATCAGCGGCGGCCAGTTCGGCCAGATGGTCGGCAGACTGCCGGTGAGCGCCGCTACGGCGCTTGTCGACAAGGTCAAGTCGATGGCGTCCGACCTGACAGCCAAGTGGACAAGCAAATCCGAGGCGGGCCAATATCATGGTTCGGTCGGTGGCGGCGTGGAACGCTGGAGGAGCCTAGTCCTGCAGGTGCTCAAGGAATTGGGCCAGCCCGCAAGCTGGGCCGACACCGTGCTGCGCCGAATGAATCAGGAGTCCGGCGGCAATCCGAACGCCATCAACAATTGGGACTCCAACGCGAGGGCCGGTCACCCGTCGCAGGGCCTGATGCAGACCATTCCTGGAACATTCGCCGCCTACGCGGGACAATACAGGTCCCGTGGCATCACGGATCCGCTCGCCAACATCTATGCCGGTGTCAATTACGCGCTGCACCGTTACGGCAGTCTTTCCGCCTTGAATCGTGCGGGCGGCTACGCGCTCGGCGGCATCGTCGGAGACGATAGGCCGACCTTGTACGATCGCGGCGGCATCCTGCCTCCCGGACGGCATCTCGTGGCCAACGAGACCAAGCAGCCGGAGCTCGTTTTGACGCGCGAGCAAATCCTCAAGGTCTTCGGCTCCGATGTCAAGGACAAGGGCGATAGGACCGTCAACCTCAATGTGAGCATCCCGGAGCGCTCGGACCCGTGGGCTGATGCGTCAATCCTGGTGCGCACAGCGCGACACCAATTGCGATAAAGGAGGCCGATGTGGCTTATTTTGCGGAATTGTCGGCCTCCGGCTTGGAGCCGGTGCGCTTCGAGGGCTCTGGTGATCTCGATTGCCTGTGCATCGCGAAAGGCGGCATCGAGGGCTGGTGGTCGACTCCCGCCGCGAAAGTCAATGTGACGGCGCGCGGCCAGGGCGACGGTGGACACGACGTGAGCGAGGATGACATCTCCTACGCCATCCGCACCGTCACCCTGCATTGGAATGCCAACGCTTCCAGCCGTGACGCGCTGCTCGCTTTGACGGACAGTGTGCGCAGACTCGTGCATCGTCAGGTCAGGATGCGCGTGGTCGACGGCACCGAGGACACCTACTGTGCCGGCGGCTATCTGACTGTGACTCAGCAGCCAGATTATCGTACCGGCAGCATCGCCGATTCGACCATCACCATCGTCTTCGAGCGTCCCGAACGCCTGTCCACGCTGGCTCATTCGGGTGAGGCTCGCGCGTCGGTGGTGCAGTCGGGCGGCTTGAGCTACGGCGCGGCTAATGGTGGCTTGGCATATCCGCTGCAGTATGGCGTGGCGTCGGATGGTGCGACGGTGATGCGCTTGCCGAATCAGGGCACTAGCCGCGCATATCCGACCTACACCTTGTGCGGAGAGTGGCCTGATGGCTGCACGCTCCGCTTGGCGTGCGACGGGCGTAATTCCACCATCGCCTATTCACGCGCCATCCACACCGGCACACCAGTATTGCTGGACACCCGCTCCCGCACCGCCACCATGGGCGGCGTGGACGTGACCAGCGGATTATCACAGCGCGGGTGGATGACGATACCGGCCGGCAAGAGTCTGACGGTCAATCTCGCCACCGCAGGCAGCGGGTGGGTCAGCTGCTCAAGCCATGACACCTACATTTAAACGTTTTTCCGATTCGGAGGTGCAACACTTATGACCACGGCTTTAGGCATTCGTCCCGACGCGAAATCGCAGGGCGTCAGCCCTCAGGTGCATCGGCATATCATCAGCGCCCAGTGGGCCAGTGACGGCATCATTCAGGGGCTTACCGTGACCGGAGGCACAGGGCTCACCTACACGGTGAGCGCCGGTACCGCATTGATTCAGCCTGACGGCCAGAAGGGCGAGGCGGTGCTCGCTTATTGGCCGGGCGGCGCCACTCCCGCAGTCGCCGCCGGTAACGCCGGATTGAGCCGATACGACGTGATTTGGCTCCGCGCCCACGACCTCGACAAGGGAGACGCGGACAATCAGGTGGTGCTCGGCGTCACTCAGGGCACGCCGGCCGCTGACCCAGACGTGCCGCTCGACCAGGTGCCGTCCGATGTGGTGCGTTTGGCGGCCATGCTCGTGCCCGCCGGCATGACACAAACCAAATCGTGCAGTACGGATGGCGCGGAACGCTACGCCATGCCCTACGGCGCGAGCAAGGGTCTCATTGCGCGTAACGTCCGAAACTACGAGGGTCCCGCAAACATGGGCGACGGTGGGAAGGACTATTTCGAGCAGGACACCAGCTTTTATCTGCCGACCGACAGGCTGGTGGAGCTCAGGTACACGGCCACGGCGGCCGCCTGCCGACACGACAATCCCAAGAAGCCCACCGAGGACGCCACACAGATGGCCTGCTGGTATGTCGGCTTTCAGGTCGACGGGCAGGACGTCTCCGGTGGCGGCGGCCAATTCCAAGTGTCCCGCGCGTGGCAGCAGGTGCATTTGAATGCGCTGGTCGAATTGCAGGCCGGATGGCATACCGTGCGCACCCGCAACCATCGCGTCACGTGGGGCGAGAACGTCTATTTCATCTGTCACAGCGACGGCAAGGAGAATTACCCCGGCCGCACGCTCGAGGTGTGGGACCGTGGCGTGAACGTCGGCTAAGGAGGCGCACTCATGGCTTGGCGCGCGTATATCGTGGATACGATCAGCGGACAGCTCTTGTGTCCAATCGACCTGCCGAATTTCAGCTGGTCGGTCAGTGTGGCCGACTCATCGCTTTCCACCACGAAATCCAAGGGTGTGGGACAGGACGAGGTGAGCGGTCTCAAGGTGCCATGGACCGCGGTGCCGGCCAATTCGCCAGGCGAACGCTCACGGCTCCTAGCGCCAGACCGGCGCAGCGTCGCACTCTGCTGGACGAGTCCGCTCGATTCGGAGGATGCCATCGGCACACCAATATTGTGCGGCCTCATCGGACAACGCAAGGACGGGCCACTCGACACCGACTTCAGCCTGACGAGCATTTACGGGCTCTTGGGCGACCGGTATCTGGTGCGCGAGGGAGTCTACGGCACTGCCAATGGCAGCACCAGCACCGACGTCATCAACTTCAACAATCTCTCCTTGCGCGCCATCGCGGCGGAGGCGGGGTGGCTGTGCACCACCGCCAAGCCGGGCGGCGGACTGCCCATCGACTGGCACTACAGGGGCGAAAAAGGCTCGCACCAGCGCGAATATGACAGCTGGGACATCCAGAATCTCAAATGCTCCGACGTGTGGGACAAGATCGCCAACGTCGAAAACGGGCCCGACCTGCAATTGCGTCCGAAACTCTCCGGCGACACCATCCGCTTCGACTTCCTCGCCGGGAGTGACGCGGATCCGAACATCGCGCAGGACACTATCCTCGAGCTTTCCAGCAGTCCGTATGGCGGCACCTTGGAAAACATGACCATCGACCACTTGGGCGCCGTGCACCGTGTCTACGCGTCCGGCTCTGGCACGGACAAGGCGCAGCTCTGCCACCTGTCCGAAGACCTGAGCCTCGTCAACGGCAATCATGAGCCATTCCCGCTCCGTGAGATGACCTACAGCGACACGGACGCCGCCGACACGAACCTGCTGCGCCAGCATGCAGACGGCGTCCTTGCCGCGAATCACGCGCCGCTCATGCAGATCAAAGGCGAATTGCACGCCAATGACGTGAGCGTGGACGGCACGCCATTGCATCCACTCGGGAGCTTTTGGCCGGGCGAGACCATGCGTCTCGACATCCAAGGCTTCCCATCGCTTTCCGACGGCGTCTACGAGTGCCGTCTCATGCAGATGAGCGGCGACCAATCGGACAAAGTGAGCTTGATTTTCGACGCCATGGAGGATCCCATGGCCTGAATTTTTCGGAGGTACGCATGACTTCTCATGTCGAATTGAATCCCGATGATAATGTCCTCGGCCTGAGCCTTGGGATGAAGGCCATGAGATTGGCCTTGACTCAGAAGACGCACAAGGTCGGCACCGTGCGCATCCCTACAGGCGGTGACACGGACGTCATCATCGGCGATGGCGCGCAGGACGGCGCGAACCGCATCGACCGGGACGGCAACCAGTTGCCGTTGGTGGACACGAGCGGAATCGACAAGGCGGCGCAGGACGCACGGAAGGCCGCCGATGACGCCGCCGCGAAGGCGGATGAGGCGATCAAGCAGGGCGAACAGATTCGTCAGGACGCCCAGACGGGCATCGACGACGCGCGCAAACAGGCGCAGGATGCCGCAGCCAAAGCCGACAAGGCGCGCTCCGACCTGCAAGCGGAGATGGATGCGAACAAGCAGGCCGCCGACAATGCGATCGCTAACGTGGACAAGAAGGCGGATAAGGCGCAGTCCGACTTGGAGGCGCAGACGGCTGCTCTCAAATCCAGCATCGCCAACGTGGATGCGAAGGCGGAGCAGGTCAAGGCCGATGCGAGCAAAATCTCGCAGAGGGTGGATGCTGACAAGGCCGCCTTGGACAAGAGCATCGCCAGTGTGGATGCGAAGGCTCAGGCCGCGAGCGACAAGGGCGACCAGCTGGCCGGGCAGATCAGTGACGTGACCACGACCGTCAACGGGCACACGACGAAGCTGGGCGAATTGTCCACGCGTATCGAGGGTGTCGCTTCGGATGGCCAGACCACGGTCAAGAGCCTGACCTCTTTGCAGCAGACCGTGACCGGCCTCAGCTCGACGGTATCGCAGAATACGAAGACCGCTTCGGATGCCATGAGCAAGGTGTCGCAGGTGGAGCAGACCGCCAACGGCATCAGCGCGAACCTGAGCAAGAATTACACCACCACCGCCGATGCCGATGAAAAGTATGCCGCGAAGACGGAGCTTAAGGCCACCGCCGACGGCTTGCAGGCGAATATCACGAGGTCGCAGCAGACCGCCGATGGTGCCGTGACTGCGGCTTCCAAGGCGCAGGCCACGGCGGACGGTTTCGGCGCGACCCTGTCCAAGGACTACCAGACCACTGCCGCGAGCGACGAGAAGTATTCGACGAAGGCGGATTTGAAGGCCACGAGTGATTCCATATCCTCGTCACTGTCATCGGTCAAACAGACGGCGGATGGCGCCGTGACCGCCGCGTCGAAGGCTCAGCAGACCGCGGATGCCGTGACTCTGAATCTGTCCAAGAACTACCAGACGAAGGCTCAGAACGATGCGGTGTATGCGACGAAGACGAGCCTGAAAGTCACTTCGGACTCTCTAAGCGCCAGTATTTCGTCTACTGCGAAGACCGCACAGAGTGCCGTCGATAAGGCGACGAATCTCGAAGCGAATCTCAACGGGTTCAAGACGACTGTCAGCCAGACGTATACCACTAAAACTGATTTCAATAATCTTACGATTGGTGGAACGAATCGAATTGTTCTTACCGGTGTAAAACCAGGCCGTATTGACTCTGTAGGAAATGTCGGATTCGATGCTGCAAAAAATGATCATTGCTATACTGTTCCGGTTTCAGCAGAACGGAATACAAAGTATACGATTTCAGGTTCAATTACAACGCCTAACGGTTGCTATATTTCAGTAGCATTTTATGATGAAAATGGGAAGTTTATTTCATGTCCAATTGGTGCATATAGTGCTACAGAAGCATCATGGAAGTATGTATTTACAAGTCCTGCTAATGCAGTTACAATGCGATCATCATTCCCAGTCATTTTCAAAGGAAAAATAAAACTCGAAAAAGGCACCAAACCAACCGATTGGTCTCCAGCCCCTGAAGATCTTCAACCAGCAGGAGATTACGCAACCAACAGTTCTGTTACCCAGACTGCGAATTCCATCAAAGCTCAGGTCACTGAAGTCTCCAAGACCGCAAACGGTGCAATGTCCAAAGCCACTACAGTGGAACAGACTGCTAATGGCCTTAGCAGTAAGATCACTGAACAGGGTAAGACACTCAATGCGACCGTCAAGACTGCGAACGAGGCGAAGAGCACCGCCGACAGCAATAAACAGACCATTTCACAGGTCAAAACCACTGCTGACAGTGCCGTGAATCGTGTCAGCAGTCTGGAACAGAACCTCGATGGTTTCAAATCCACTGTCGCGAAGACCTACCAGACCAAAGACGGAATGTCCGCCTACGCCACGACCAGCGCGCTGAAGCAGACCTCCGGCAGCATCACCGCCGAAGTATCAAAAGTCTCCCAGACCGCCACTGGCGCCCTCAATAAGGCGACAAGTGTAGAACAGACCGCCAACGGTCTTTCGACCAAGATCACTGAACAGGGTAAGACACTCAATGCGACCGTCAAGACAGCCAATGAAGCTAAGAGTACCGCTGACAGCAATAAGGCCACTATCAGTCAGGTAAGCACTACAGCCAGTAATGCGTTGTCCAAAGCCTCTACTGTGGAACAGAATCTAAACGGGTTCAAGACGACTGTGTCTGAGACTTACAGTACTAAAGACGATGTTCGCAATCTGACCATCAGCGGGACCAATTTGTTGCTGGTGGATGATCTCATCGCCTGTTATGTGAATGAATCCACTGGTCTTCCAGTTAATCCGTATGCCGGCAAACCCGATGGCAATTGTGTCGGCGACGTGTCTACCAAGAATCCTATTGCGGTTTCGGCCAATTCTACGTATGTTCTGACTGCATACGACTCGATGCCTGATACGACGGGTTTTACAGGTCGTATCAGTCAGTTCGACGCTTCGGGAAAGTATATAAACATTGCTTTAAATGTTACAATCCGTAAGGCTGGAAGCCTTGAATTTACGACTGCATCGACTGCTGCGAGCATCTACGTCGGTATCTATGCATGTCCTAAATACCGGTGGAAGTTAGAGAAAAAACTTCAACCCGCAGGAGATTACGCAACGAATTCCTCACTGACGCAGACGGCGAACCAGATCCGCGGCGAAGTGTCGGAGAAATACCAGTCCAAGAGCGGCATGTCCTCCTATGCCACCACCAGCGCCCTGACGCAGAAGACTGACGAAATCACAGGCAAGGTGACGGAGGTCGCGAAGACCGCCACTGGGGCGATGGGCAAGGCGTCCTCGGTGGAGCAGACGGCCAGCGCGTTGTCCTCGAAACTGTCGGAGACCGTGAGGACGTTGGATTCGACCGTGCAGACCGTCAACACGGTGAAATCCACGGCCGACTCGAACAAGGCCACGTTGACGCAGGTCGCGAAGACCGCTTCCGACGCGTCGAGTCGGGCGAGCAGCGTGGAACAGTCGTTGAACGGTTTCAAGACCACTGTAAGTCAGACGTATGGCCGTGGCTCGAACCTGTGGGTCAATCCGACCTTCGACCCCGACAAGCCCCAGATCACCTCTCGGGTGAATAACGTCACTGCGCCGAATGGGAGCGGAGTGAACCTGCTCGCAAGCCGTGACCATTACAATAACGCCACCAGTTTTCCGGTGGTACCGGGCCACACATATGTGATCACCGCTCATGCCAAGAAGATCAAGGGCGACATATCACTGAACGCTGGTATCTGGTACACCGCACAGACCAGTGGAAATGCCTGGGACGGCATTGTACATGCGGAATCGACGTCAAACCTGAGCGATGGATGGATGGCCGCGACATGGCGTTTCACCTGTCCGGACGGAAAATCCAGAGGATGCGTGTACTTCCATATCGAACAGTGGTTTAATAGCCTAACGACTCAGTGGTATGTGGCGAACGTCGTATGCGTCGATGTCACCGGACTCCAACCCGCAGGTGATTACGCTACTAAATCCTATGTCAATCAGAATGCCAAAGCCATCGCACTCGGTGTCGTCGAGAATTACAAGGGCGCGGACGGATCCGGTCTGGCGACGAAATCCGATATTACCGCGAGCGAGAAGAGCATCACGAGCACCGTCGCGAGCACTTACGCCACCAAGAGCGGTGTAACGCAGGAGATCTCGTCGAAGATCACCCAGAACAACAACAGTCTGGACGTGAAGTTCTCCACCAAGGTGGAGACGCAGAACGCGCAGAACAAGGCCAACACCGCCGACTCGCACGCGACCAACGCGCAATCCCGCGTCGGAAGCCTTGAGGATTGCATCAACTTCACCGCGTCCGGTGTGCGCGTCGGCAAACGGTCAAACGGCAAGTTCACCGGCGTTTCCGCGCTCGTCAACACCAACGGCACTTTCGACCTGCTCGACGCTTCTGGCAATCTCCTGACGCGCATCAATCAGCATCGATTCCAGGTGACTGGTGATGACGGCACCGGCAGTGGCTATTTGTCGCTTTCGCAGGATGGCATCAACATCACCGTCCAGCCCACCGCCGACACGTCGAAGACCTACCACATCCAGGTGGGCAAGTCCGGCGTCGGCATCACCGCTCCGGACGGGTCGAGCATCGAATGCTCGGCTTCGGGTGGGTTGAACATCGAGACCGTGAAATACGGCAAGATCTCCATCGGCGCCGGCGGCCTGCAGTTCACCAACGACCAGGGCTGGGGATTGAGACTCTCCGCCGCGGGTTGGAGCCTGAAATGGGCAGGGAACCATACGCTCGCCACCGGACCGGCCGCGGGCAAGCTTTACATCGACGGCCGCGAAATCGTGACCAGATAACACAAGGAGGAAAAATGACCGATGAAACCACCGCTACCAATGCCGCCGCTGCCGACGTGCAGGACGGCATCCTCGACCTGCGTCCACCCAAGAGTGGCATCGTCTACCAGCTTTTGCGCTTGGGCCTGACATTCGACCACAAGGACGCTGACGGCGAGACATGGACTGACTATCAGCGTGGCGTCACCGCGACCTTCACGGACCGGCAGGCCACCGAGGCCACCATCGCGGACATGGACACCAAGGACAGCGAGACCATCACCGCCACCCAGCTCGCACAAGTCACCGAAATCAAGACATGGCGCAGTGACGGAGCCGAGGACTGATGCCACCGCTCGACCTCTTCTCAAGCCAGGAATTCTGGACGGCGGTGATCGTCGCACTGGTCGGCGGCGGAGGAGTCGGAGCCATCATCGGCGCCATCTCCAGCCGTCGCAAGGACACTGCGCAGATAGCCGCCCAAGCCTGCGACATTCTGACCGATTCAGTCATCAAGCCTTTGCGCGAGCAGGTCGAATCGCAGGAGGAGCAGATACAGCATCTGGAATCGCAGCAGCGGAAGTATTTCACGCTCACGGCCTACACCCGCGACCTTTTCCATTGGCTTAGCTTGTTCTGCGAGATCATCGAGCCGGAATTCCTCAAACGTCATCCGAAGCCGCATCTACCGGACGAATTGCGCGCGGATGTCGCACCCGAGACCTTGGAGGAGCGATGACGTCCATCGGCATCCTCTGCATCCTCTGTGCGCTCGTCCTCGTCTTCAACCACGGCGCGCACCTGCGCTGACAATCATTTTTCAAGGCCATCTCCTCGGAGGTGGCCTTTGCCATATCTAAGGAGGCAATCATGGCGGAACACGCCAACGAAAAACAAACCACCAATCTTCCCGGATTGACCGGCGAACGGGTCAAGGCCGGCGTGACCATCGTTGTCACCCTCTACGCTTTGGTCAACGCCGGTCTCAGTCTGGCCGGAATCAATCCGCTGCCATTCACGGACGAGCAGGTGAGCGCTTCGGTTTTCGGCGTCATCGGCATCGCGGGCACGATCTACGGCTGGTGGAAGAACCAGAACATCACGTCCGCGAGCCTCGCGGGACAACAGCTCGTGGACGCCCTGAAGAAGGAGGGCGTGGTCCACGGCGTCAGCGCCGCGAAGAACGCGGCCCTGAGCGCCGCGGCAGCCGTGGCCAAGACCACGCCGAAGACTGCCGCCGAATCGGCCGAATCGACGGACACGGACAACACCGTGGCAGACTCCGACTTTGTGCCGGGCGGTGACGTCCAGTGACCGGCGCAGGCTTCGCACTATGGCGCGGCAGTCCGAACCACTACCAGGGCCGTGACGGGTTGCACGTCGATCACATCACCCTGCATATCATGGTCGGCCGATTGGCCGGCACGGACTCGTGCTTCATGCGCTCCAGCTTCCAAGCCGCCAGCCATTACGGGGTCGGCGGCGACGGCAGCGTCTACCAGTGGGTGGACGAGGCGAACGGCTCGTGGGCCGACGCCAACTGGCAATCCGATTGCAGCGGCATCACCATCGAGCACGAGGGCGGCATGGGCGGAATTCCCGTCACCGATGCGGAGGTCGAGGCCAGCGCCAGACTGTGCGCCGACATCGCCCGCCGATACGGGTGGAAAACCCTCTGGCACGACGCCAGCGGCAATCGGCACGGCAACATCGTCCTGCACCGCGAGGTGCCGGGCACCGACCACTACGGGTGTCCCGACAGGTGCGTCAACGCGCTGCCGGTGGACAAGATCATCAAAAGAGCAAACGAATTATTAGGAGGAGACGACATGTCGGCAGAAGACGTGTGGAATTTTCGACAGAACGGCGTCCTGATGCGTGATCGCCTGCAGGGCACGGACGCGGCCGCGAACGCCACGAAGAAGGAGCTGTTCAGGCTCTCGCAGTGGGACAGGAACACCCACGCGTCCGCCTTGGGCAACCTCGTGGTCGAACAGCCGGTGCAGGGCGGCGCAAAATTGGGCGACCGTGTGGCCGGCATCGATGCGAAGACCAGTCAATTGGTCACGCAGGTGGCGGCTTTGACCGAGGCGGTCAAGACCCTCGCCGAGAGCAAGGGCGCCGACCCCGACCAGATCGCCGCCGCGGTCGAGAAGGCCGTCAAGGCCAAGCTCGACAAGCTCAGGATCACCGTCATGGACGGTTCCGACGAAAAATAAGTGTTGCACCTGTTTCAGGCACAACACTTAACCGTGAGTGATTTTCGGGTGTGAGAAAATTCCCGCATTCGAATGCTTGTGGAAATTTTTGCACCTGTTTTTTTAACACGCGCCCCTCTCTCAGCTGATGCTGGGGGAGGGGCGTTTTCGTGTTTCCGGCGGGTGTATCATACGGAGAAAGCAGAAAAATAGAGTCTACTTTGAGTGACACTCAGGTGGTGGAAACACGAAACTCCAAGCGTGGCAACGCATGTAGAAACCTCATTGCTATAAGGACAGTTTATAACGACACTCAAATTTTCTTGATGTCTTATAGCTGGCGGTTTTGTGATAGCTTGAGCGGGTTGCATTGTTCATATCAGATGGAGGATTCATGTCCGCTCTTAC